CAAGAGGTAATGTATATGTTGGTTTCCCAGTCACGATCAGTCGTCAAAGTCAAGAGCAGTTTGTCTTGATAAGAATAACATGTTTTCTTCAATAGCACCTTGCTTGTCTAAGTTTTTAAGGATTTCATCGAAATCAGCGATAGCACCAGAACCAGGTCCAGCAGCACCAGAGAAACCAACATATACATTACCTCTTGCTTCGATAGCAGCGAACATACCTTCACTACCTTCGATGTCTGTAGGTAAGTTAACATTAACTCCGTCTTCAGCTTCAACCATTGCCATTTCTAAGTAATCATCAAAACGTAATCTAGTTTCAGATTGAGCTTTTAGATACCATAAGTATCCAGAAGTTCCATCTTCAGTAGCTACTTCAACCCAACCGATCTGAGCAGTGTCAGAACCATTGATCTCGTACTTGTCTTTGATGATAATTGGTTTGTTGTTATATTGAGTAAATTCTGGCTCAATAGAACCTTCCATACCAAATGTACCTTTTCCAAACTCTGAACCATAAACGAATAAGCTAACAGCAGCTGTATTTAAACCAGCTTTAAGACCAGCTTGATCGTAAGGCGTAATAAGAGCTTTAACAGCATCACTAGATCCATTAGGAACTGGAGCATTAGCTGCATCTAATACATCTTTTACATAGAACTTTTGCGTTACTAAACCAGTTGCATTATCAGACATTAAGATAGTATTACCTTTTCTTAACGCAATGCTTGTAGCTGTGTTAGGTAGAGCAATATTTGGTTCAATTCTAAAATCAGTACCTACACCAGTTGGAGCACCAACTAAAGATTTGTAAGCAATGTGTAATCTATTTTGTTCAGACCAAACAACTTGATCAGATGTCATTGGCATCTCAGCACCAACCATTCTTAAAAATCCAGATAAGGTTCTGTTACCATATCTTTCTACTTCCTGCTCATATAATTCAGGTAGGTATTGTTGAGCAAAGTCATTAGCACCATTTGTAAAGTCCAAATAGTTATTTGACAATGCCATCCTGTTTTGAGAAGGAATAATTGACGCGGGAAAAGACCCGCTTACATTAAAAGCCATAATTATTAGTTTTTAAATTTTAGTTTTAAGTTTTGTTTCTTCTTTTTATTTTCAACTTAGAACTATCTACTCCATTAATCGCTTTTACTTTTAATCCATTTATAAATACTTCACCAGCAGCGCTAGGCCTAGGTTCACTATTTATATTTTTAGATTTAGCCATAACTTCTTTTACGCCGTCAGCTTTACCTTGTTCGTAAAAATGTTGAGCTAAAGTATCCGCATTTCTAGCAGCATAGATAGCTTTATGGTAATTACTAAAATCATTTATAGTTCCACCTCCTTCTGAGAACTTCCCAAGAAAGCTTGATAGATCTGTTTGTGCTTTTGCAACTTCCATAGGGTTGTTAACGCCATATCTGAATCTTTTGTCACCAAAACTAAATTCAAAACCTTTGAAATCATTAGTGAAATACTTTTCAGTACCTGTTCTAAATTGTTCCCTATTGTTTTTTACTACCTCTTGTTCTTTGTTGTATCTATTGAAAAAGTCCATAGCTTTTTTCTGCTCATTGTTAAGTGATGGCCTCAACTTGATTTCATCATAATACTTAGTTTTTGAGTCTTCTAAAAACTTACGGGCTTTGGCAATTTCTTCTTTGTACGATAATTTTTTCTTTTTAATAGTACGCTCATCGTCGTTTTCTTCATCCCAAGAAAAATTATCTTCAAGTACAAAATCCACTTCTTCTCTTTCGAGATGTGGTTTAGTATGTTTATAATATTCTCTAAGTAAAGTTACATTGTCTACATCTGTGTAGTCTGCATTTAACCTTACATAATCTTCTACTGTTCCACCAGTTTCTTCCATAAATTGTACTAGCTTTTCTATGTTCTCTGGAAGTTGTTTTTGTTCTACAACTGGTTCTTCTACTTTTGTTTCTATAGTAGGTTCAACTTTATTTTCTTCTACCGGCTCTTCTGTTATTTCAGCAATAGGAGATTCTACTTGCTCTGTTTCTTCGGTAACTGTTTCAGATTCGCTGTGTGCTGATCCCACTTCTTGCAATTCCACTTTGCTCTCTTCCCTTGTCGGTTCGCTTTGCTCATCAGACTGTAACACAACTTTCGTTGTTTCTGGCTCTTGAACGGCATCTTCTTTCTTTTTAGTTAAATCTACTTTAGCAATATTATTTGGTGTTTCACCTAATTTTCTAGGTCTACCTCTTTTCTTTTTCATTTTAAATTCCCCTTCTTGAGGAATATCTTTTGCTTCTTGTTCTGACATAATATAATAATATATAATTAATAAAAATTATCTAGGCGCAAACTGTTCTAACTCAAAGCCGCCTAGAGTATCATTACCATTTGATTCAAAATTAATAGGTAATAAATCTTCTTTTCTTTGTGTTATCATCTCACTTTGTTGAGATCCTTGTATTCTTGTTCTTTTATCTTTTCTATCTTCTATGTACTGTTCTTTTTCTTTTTCTCTTGACAGTTTCATTTGAGCAAGCTTAGTATTATATGAAAATTCTAATGCCATTAAATCTTGTTTTATTTGAGATTCATTTTGCATACGTTGTATTTCAAAATTAGATTTAGCTTGTTCTATTTGTATTTGAGATTCAGCAGTAACTTGTTGCTTTTGTGCTTCAGCTAATGCTGCTCTTTCAGCTGCTTCAGCATTTGCTTGAGCTTGAGCTTGTATATTTTGCATTTGCTGCTGTTGCTCTCTTTCTTGCTTTTTTCTACGCTTTACTTTTAGCATTTGATTAGCAAGTTTAATATTTTTTATTTCTCTTAAATCTATTGCGTCTTCAAGATCAATACCTCCTGATTGTAAAGCTATTTGTATGTTTTGTTCTAATACAGCTTTTTCTTCTTCATCGGGCATTAACTGTAAGAAAATACCAAAATCATATAAGTTTAAAGAGTTAATTTCCTCTAATGTATTTACATTATAAACAGATATACTGGATTTTAAAGCTTCATTTGTTAATGCAAACTCTAGTGAGTCAGATATTCTAAGAGATATATTTTCACAAGCTCTTAATGCTAAATATAAACTAGCTTGTAATATATGCCTAGTTGCTGTATTACTATTTGCAGCTGCTATTTTTTGTAAACCTACTAACGAGTTTGAGTCTGGTGTACTACCATCCCTAGCCTCATTAAGTCCGGTCACATCTCTTATCATCTGCAAGTAATATTGATAAGTCTGTATAAGCGAAGCTATTTTAGCTTGACCACTGTTAGTTGATAATTCTTGTATTGGCACTTTACCTGGATTCATGCCACCTTCCTGTGTCATAGATCTACCTATTATAGATCCTGTTTGGAAATACATATTTAAAGCTTCTTGCGGATTATAACTAGTTCCATTACCAAGATCAACTTCTGCTAAACCATCTGCATCTAAAAATATACCATCAGGTACTACTCTAGATAATACTTGCTGTAACTTTAAATGTGTTAATTGTATCATGTCAGCAAATCCAGTTATCCTACCTACTAAACTTTCTATTTTACCTTTATATATTTTAGGCGCACATAAAACATAGTTCATGTTTACTTTAGCTATATTAGATTTAGGTCTAGTAATATTTTCAGCTAGTTGCCATCTTAACATCATAGGATGGCCTAGTATTTTAGCTCCACTATATAATACTTCTATAGATCTACTAACTCTTTGAAAATTATCATTAGTAGGTGGAGCAAATGTGTCAGGTTTTTCTAATGCTTTTTCTAGTCCTGATGCAGTTTCTTTTATTTTAAAAACTTGATCATGATAAGTTTTATATTCAAAATATAATACTTGTATATAGTTTTTATCATCTCTACCATTCCACTCATATGCATAATTACTATTACCTGGATACTGTTGTATTTCTTTTAATTGTGAATCAGTTAAGTTAGGAAATTCTTTTTTAAGTTCAGCCATGCTTATACCTTTTACTTCACCAACATACCATATGTCTTCAAAGTTAGGATCTTCAGTATACGACCAAACCATTTTAGCAGGATCACAATATTTTACAGTAACTCCTTCTGCTTTGTTCCAGTCTGTTTTAACAGCTCCAATACCTAATATAACTAAATCTTCATTAAATCTTTTTCTAACTAAATCAAACTTATTTTTGTCTAGTGTATTATTTATAGCTTCTTCTTCTGCTATTTCTATAGACTGTTTATAGTCTAATTGTAAATGTAATTCTAACTCTTGCTTGTTTGCTGGTAGATCTTCTGGATTTTCACTAGTATACATATTGAATCCAGTAACTTTGTTCACTTGTTCTATAAAGTCTTTAGCTTGTATATCTCTTAATAAAGCCTGAGCATAATCAGTTCTTTGTTTTTGTGAATC